CTCGTCACTTTGACTTCAGGTATTGAACTACCCACCATTTGGCTATACCATACGCATCCTTGTCATCACCTAAGGATTTGGTATACCCAAGGAAGTCCGGCATGAGATCGATAGATCCTTTAGCAAACTTAGTCAAATTGTCAAAGAATCCTGGGATATCCAGTCCAAGTCTGTACTTATCCCCAGCCATGCAATAGTCTACGAATTTCTCTCGTAAAGGGTGGTACTTACAGTTCTCAATAATTGACAACTGCCGCAGAGCTACCATTTCTGGTCCCCAAACTTCAGGGTCATACCAGCGTTCTTGTTCACACAACCTACCTAAAGCCCGGTAAGTCGAGTAAACACCTACACATACCCCATCCATGCGGTACTCTTGGTGATGCCACCGCCTCAAGTATATGCAGTCATGTGTGCTCACGTACTGTTTAGACTCATTCATTTCCAACCCATGTCTAGTGTACGATCGCATTACATCCTCCGCAGTTAGTCCTGGATAAGATAGAATTCCGTCATCTCCCAAGCACTGCGAATTCAGGTTGAGTTCAGAGTGTTGAGACTGGGCTGCCTCAAATTGCAATGCACGATGAACAATAGTTTCATCAAAGTTTGTGCCACCTGAACCAGAAGCCATCCCATGTTTACCACGGCGGATTTTCCCGTAGTCATATGATAGAGGTATCACATACTTAATGGGATAGATGTTCGCCAACCACTCTCTGGATGGTGCAGTGTTATTTAACAAGGCAGAAATAATGGCCAATCCCGCCTCTTGACACACTGCGTTAAAATGCTGGTCGAACTTTGAGAAATCCGTACACATGATCAGGTCTTTAGCCCCTTTCGTGTCGAACAATTTAGTTACGCGCTCGTCGACGGCTTCCAGCCCAACCCAAGCTGGAACCAGATTGAAGCGTTGTGCCGCTTCTATACCTGGCTGATACATGCGTAGTTCCTGAATGTTAATAGCGAATGGGAACATCCAAACCACTCGTTGCTTAACATCCTCATCAGTTGGACCACCCTCCTGACCACGCCATCCTAACACTGCAGTAGATAACCAATCACTATCCCGTAACTGTTGTTCAATCTCTTGCTCAAGGAGTTGAACTTTCGCGGGCAGCGTTTTACCTACCACTGCTCTGCGTTTAGTGAAGAATGGATTGCCGGAGTTAGTCGACTTCTTCATGCGGTCGACAGTATGTTCCACTGACCGTAGTTGTAAGCCGCGGATCTTACCCCATTCTCTAACTACAGCCGCAACTGCACTTTTAGAGATTGGTTCTGACTTAAGGAGAATCAAGTCATAGTAAGAGTCAATGTCATCCATACGCTGACTAAGTGGCTTCTGGATGCTCAATGGCCCGACCTTCTTCGCGAGGTCATTCTCGTAAGCTAAGAGCTCAGGCCACTCGTTCTCGAGTGTATTGACTGTGGGCTCCCAGCCTTCAAGGACCTTCTTTAGACTTTTACCTTTATAAAAGGTAGTTCTGAATTCTTCGGATTGTCCTTCTCGAACTCTGCCGAAATAGGACTCCAATCCTGGATTTGGTAAACTAAAGTATTCACCAAAATTAGCTTCGTTATTTCTAGGCATAACGAAATAGCCTCCTTTCCAAAATAATTTGTAAAGA